AACCTGTCGTAATATGGCATTGAATCTTTTGTCTTTGGATCATAGTAGTAAAAATACATCTTTCCAATAAATGACTTATCTTTTAATCTTTGCCTATCACGAATTAAGGATGCAGGAGATGGTTTTAAATCTTTTACTTTTTGCTGCAACCATGCTCTTGCTAAGCGAGTTCTTGGATTTAAGCCTTCTTTAGCAAGTGATTCTTTGATGCGATTGATGAGATAAGCCATTACGCTATTTATCTCAAAGTCCAAGCCCTAATTCTTTTTCAGTAATTAGCATAAACTTCCAACCATGTTCCTTGCAAAACAGGTCAGCAGCACGCCATTTTTCTTGATTTACCGCATATGTGGCAACTTCTTGTAAAAACTTTTGAGTTCTTCGTTTTTGTTTTGGAAGTTGAGTTTGATGAAATGGTTTGACTTCCATGACCACAGTTATTTCTTTATCAACCTGACGAATTCTTGCAATAAAATCAGGAAAATAACGATGCACTTTTTGGTCTACGGGAGATTTATAAGGTATTGGTAACTCTTCACTTGCCCACCAGATAACATTGGGTTGTTCGTCTAGGTACTTCATTACACGAAGTTCCCATGATGACCGATAGACGATGTTTTTGGCATCGCCTTTGTATTTGTTTGGGTTGCGTGGAGTAAACCATCCTTTATATGACATAAATACTATCTATCTCTTTTTAGGACTTTCATATGCCATTATTCGGCTTCGGCGATATTAAATTTAATAAAGGCCTTTCTTCCATTAGAGGACCTTTAAAACCTCTTGTAGAAAGCAAATACGCCACTTCAACACTACGATATCCTTTAGATATTGGTAATACTGATAAAGGCCATTATATGGTCTTATACATTAAAAAACAACAAGGTTCAAAGTCAGATGAAAATTTAACTCAAACTAATTTTGTTGAAGCTACAAATTCAGCCTTAAAAAGTTCTGTAAGCAACTTAGTAAATTCAGCTTCACAAGCAGTAAGAGGTAATTTTGGTGGTGAATTGTCATCAGGAGTTCAAAATGCTTTTAATCAATTAAACAATATAACTGGCGGTGCTATTGGTAATTTGACAAGTTCTGTTGGAGGAGCATTCAAATCTATTACAGGTGGAGTGTCAAATTTAAACAATCCTTTTGGTCAAGCAAATATATTCAATGCAAATGGTGCAGCATCACAACAAATTAATAGAAATAATATTAAATCTCTTGTATCAAGTGGAGACATTCTTCGGGGCATTAAAAAGACAACAAGAACAAATCAAGCAATTGCCTTGTATATGCCTGATACCCTACAATTTGAATATAAACAAAATTATGAACAATTGAATTTATCGCAAGGTGCCTCTTCAAGACTGACAGCTGCAGGAATTGCTGGAGCTTCCGCTGCGCAAAGATTAGCTAATGGTGAATATGAAAATGCATTTGTCGATGCGCTAAGAAGTATTCCTGCTATTGCTCAACAAGAAGCAAATAAGCGATTAGGTGCAGTTGGTGCAGCTGGTGGTTTTTTAGCAACCGGCGCAGTAGTAAATCCATTGTTAGAAGTCCTTTATAATTCACCTCAATTTCGAACCTTTCAATATGATTTTATTTTTTATCCAAGAGATGAAAGAGAAGCTGTTGAAGTTCAAAAAATTATCAACACATTACAATTTCACCAAGCACCAGAATTTAAAGAAGGATCAGCCGGCAGTTTGCTCATACCTCCGTCTGAATTTGATATAGAATTTTATTATCTTGGAAAAATAAACGATAATTTGCCAAAAATTGGTAACTGCGTTCTCAATTCAATACAAGTTAATTATGCACCGAATGGTTTTTATGCTTATGAAGTTCCAGGTCAAAATGCTACTGTTGGTGGAACCGGTATGCCAGTTGCAATTCAAGTAACTTTGCAATTCCAAGAAACAACTTATCTTACAAAAAATAAACCAACCACTGCTGCTGGTCATAAAGATACTATTTCAGACTCTATCACCCAAGCCGGTGATAATTTACCTTATTAAAATAATGGCTAAATTTTTCAGATATTATCCAAAAACATTTTATACAAGTAACAATTCTGTTACTGGTGTAGATGCTGTCACAAATATTATTGCTAGATTTGGTTTTGAAAATTCTATTAAACAAAATGCAAATGCATTTTACAAATATCAAATACAAGATGGTGATACTCCAGAAATCATTGCTGATAAATTTTACGGTAATGTAGAATATCATTGGGTTGTTTTACTTTTTAATGACATAATTGACCCACAGTTTGATTGGCCGCTGAATCAAAATAATATTATTGAATACATCAATCAAAAATATTCAGCAAATGGCGCTGCTAACACAACTGTTCAAAGTGGTATTATTTGGGCTCTAAGTGAAAATAATGTTCAAGCATATTTTAAGGTAATTACAACAACTGGAAATGATGGCACAGTTACAACAGAGAAAATTCAGGTTGATGCAAACACCTATGCGAACATTGCTTCAAGCACAACCTCTTATACTACACAAGCTAACGAATCAGTTACAGTTGCTATATCAAAAGAAAAACGGTCTTACTATACCTATGAAGTTGATGAGAATGAGAGCAAACGAGAAATCAATCTTTTGAAGCCAGAGTTTATACCTGAAGTAGAAAAAGAATTTAAAAGAGTAATTAGTTTATGAGTTTAAAAATGTTAAAATCAACTCAGTTTGAAATAATTGAGTTGGTTCTTGTTACTAAAGGTGGTAAAATTGACATAGCAAATGTTTGTGAAGAAATAAACATTTATGATACTATGTTTTTATCGGTAATGAGTGGTAATTTAGTGATTGGAGATTCAATTGGTTTGTCGAGTAAACTTCTTTTTGATGGTTCTGAAGCTATTTTGATTCATATCAAAAAAGATAAAAACTCTGAAATATTAGATTTTAAGAGAGCCTTTCGTATTTACAAACAAACCGATAGGTCAATTATTAAACCAGGTTTAGAAAAATACATACTTCATTTTACTTCAGATGAATTAATTTATTCTGATCAACAAAGAATAAATCAGTCTTACGAAGCTAACTATTCAAAAATAGTAGAAAGAATTTTAGCAGACTATTTAAAAGTGCCTCAAAATACTTTAGGTGGCACTTATGAATTTTCTTCTGGTATTCAAAAAATTGTCATACCTAATTTAAGACCTTTAGAGGCTATTGAGTGGTGTGCAAAAAGAGCCTTAGATAGAAATCAATCTCCAAATTTTATGTTCTTTCAGAATATTTCAGGTTTTAATTTTGCAACACTTTCTACATTATTAACTCAACCTGCAATACTTGATATATCATATGAAACAAAAAATATACAAGGTGAAACTGCATTTGATGAAATTGGTGGTGCTAGATACCTAGAAGTTGTTTCTTTAAATGATAATATTGAAAGAACTCGGTCAGGTGTTAATGCAGGCAAATTTATTGGATTTGATCCAATTACACGAACAATTAGCACAAAAAATATTTCGTATGGTGATCATTACGCAAACATGAAACATGGCAATAAAACGCCAAATTTTACTCAAATTCAAAGTCGAGATGGTACGCTTAATTCTGAATCTTTTAACTCTCGTAAAGCAGTAAGTATTTTTAATTATAATAGACAATTTAGTGAATACATTAAGAAAAAAGAACCAGCTTCTTTAACACAAAGAGATGGAATTGAAAGTTGGTTTTTTCAAAGAAAAGCAATACTTAAAAATTTAATGTCTAAAAGATTGAAGCTTGTAATGCCTGGTAACTTTCAACTATCTTCAGGCTTTAATGTAAATGTAAATGCGCCAGTTATTGGTTCTCAAATAGGTGAAGATAAAAGTATTAATGGTAAATATTTGATTGTAGCTTCTCATCAAATAATTGGATATGAAAAACATGAAACAATTATTGAAGTAGCTTCTAGTTCATCAGATGCAGATTTTATTTCTTCAAGTGATGCTGAACAACAGAGAGAAGTTTTAACATATTGATATGATTAAAAACGAAGAAAATAAAGATTTTGCTGGTAAAGCAGGTTTTGTTTGGTGGATTGGCATTATTGAGGATAGACAAGATCCATTAAAACTTGGTCGCTGCCGAGTTCGTTGTGTTGGTTGGCATTCAGAAAACAAAATGCATTTGCCTACTGAAATGTTACCTTGGGCTACTCCAACATTTCCAACAAATAATCCATCAACCTATGCTCCAAAAGAAGGAGACATGGTATTTGGATTTTTTGCTGATGGAGAAAATGCTCAAAATCCAATTTTAGTTGGAGTTTTTCCAAGTATACCATTAAAAGCAGGAAACGCACAAGAAGCATTTAGTGATGGGCGTAACTCTGAACAATTAATTTCTGCACCAGTTAAACCATCTGAATCTGCCACTCTTTATCCTCGCCGTTTAGACGAGCCATCAACTTCTCGTTTAGCAAGAAATGATTCTGATTATGCATCACCTATCAATCAAAGTAAAGCTGCAAACAAAGAAACAAAAGTGGAACCAAATTCTTATTATAACGCAGTTTACCCATATAATAATGTATATGAATCTGAGTCTGGCCATGCATTAGAGTTTGATGATACAAAAAATGCAGAAAGAATTCATCTGTATCACCGGTCAGGTTCTTATATAGAATGGGGACCAAATGGTGATAGAGCCGAAAGAATACAAAAAGACAAATTTACGGTAGTTGTTGGAGATGAGCAAGTTTATGTAAAAGGCGATGTAAAAGTTTATATTGATGGTAATGTAACGATGGAAGTTGGTGGTAATTTTAATGCTACAATAGGCGGCACTTGTGACATAACTTCTGGTGGAAATATGTCATTTACTGCTCCTCGTATTGATTTAAACGAATGATCGGCGAATTTGTAGTTTTAATTGACAAACAACTTCATACTTACACAAGGTATGAAGATATACCTGAAAGCTTTGACAATTTAATAAAGTTTAAACCTGATCCTCCAGAGCCTCCACATACAGAACATCAGCACGAAGAAATAGAAGAATGGAACAAAAAATTGCAAACACTTATGGAGAAAGAGCGTGCCAGCCGCAACAAGAATAGGTGATGCCGACATAACTCATTGCTCAACTCCTTTACGAGCAGAGGGTTCTCCTAATGTTTTCGTAAATGGTATTCCTTGGTCTAGACAAGGAGACAACAATACAACTCATCTTTTACCTGGAGCACCTTGTCCAGCTCACGCTGCACCAATTGCAGTAGGTTCTTCTACTGTTTTTGTAAATGGAAAAGGTGCTGGTAGAATAGGAGATTCAATTTCTGGTTGCACTTCCGTGGCCGAGGGTTCACCAAATGTTTTTGCGGGATAGAATAAATAGACAATGGCAACAGTAAACATAGAAACTTCACGAACTTTTAGAGATTTGGATTTGAATTTTACAATTCATCCAGTTAAAAAAGATATTAATACTCACAAAAATGAGTATGCTGTAATTAATTCAATTAAAAATTTGGTACTAACAAATCATTATGAGAGGCCTTTTCAACCTGATCTTGGTGGTAATATTCGGCGACTTCTTTTTGAGCAGGTCGATTCTGTAACGGCAGCACAAATAGAAAGAGAAATTACGGAAGTAATTGGCAATTTTGAGCCTAGAGCACAAGTATCAAAAGTAGAAGCCGTGCCGGCACCAGATGAAAACAGATATGAGATTTACTTAGAATTTTTCATCATTAATAGTACCGCACCAATTACAATTAATTTTTTCTTAGAAAGAATTCGTTGATGAAAATTTATACAATTTATAAAGCAAAAAATTTGATTAATGGAAAATGTTATATTGGGTTCGATTCTTGTTGGCCAAAAAGAAAAAATAAGCATTTGTATTGTAATACAAATTATATTTTTCATAATGCGATACAAAAATATGGAAAAGACGCTTTTGTTTGGGAAATATTGTATCAATCTAAAGAAAGAGACCACACACTAAAAGTAATGGAAGAATTTTTCATAAAAGAAAATAACAGTCACTACCTTAATGGACATGGTTATAATATGACTTATGGTGGAAATGGAACTTTTGGCTATATACACTCTTTAGAAACAAAAGAAAAAATAGGTAATTCTTGGAAAGGAAAAAAACATTCTGAAGAAACTAAGAAAAAAATGTCAGAAGCAAGAAAAAAGTTTATTTTTACTCCAGAAATTTGTGAAAAAATTTCAAAATCAAAACTTGGAGTAAAAAGAGGAAAATATAAAAAAACAATAGAACAACGGATTAGATAAAATGGTAGATCGTTTAAGAGTAACAGAATTAGATTTTGATACAATCAAAACTAATTTGAAGGCATTTTTAAAACAACAAGCAGAATTTCAAGACTACGATTTTGATGGTGCTGGTTTGTCAATTCTATTGGATATTCTTGCATATAATACTCATTATAATGCTTATTATTTAAATATGGTTGCCAATGAAGCATTTCTTGATACTGCTCTTTTGCGTGATTCTGCCGTTTCTCACGCTAAAACACTTGGTTATACTCCTTATTCCACAAGG